TCGGCACCTTGTTCGGGGATTTCGTTGGGGGTGATATTGATAATAGATTTCTCAAAGCCTTGTCGGATTTTTTCAAGCTCGGCCTCCACCTGCTCCCGGCTGAGTGACTCGATTGCCCCAGTCCGAAGCTCTGATTTATTGACGTAAATTCCACCTTGGGCCATCCCTCGGAGGCGCTCGGCCATCACGGCGGCGCTCCAGGCACCGTTTTCAACGCATTGTTGGCGCAACACCTGCAAATCGCGAACATGCCGCTTGTAGCCCACTTCATATTTCAAATCTAATTCCGCGCGATAGCGGTCAATTTCCTTTGCTACGTGCGGACAGATATTTGGATTTTGAAGTTCGTGGGCTCTCGCGTGAGCCGAGCTAACCGGATATCCGCTTCTGATAGCGGCCTCTCGCGCAGTGATCAAACCGTCGTTTGACACGATTTCCATCACGAATTTCTGTTGTCGCCTTGTTAGAGGTTTGTCCAATAATCGTGCAATTCGCTTTTTTTCGTCCATGTTTTTGCCTTTTAATTCAATGGCTTGGGAGCCCTGTTAACACAAACTATCGATTTGTTAACACCAGAAAGTCCCATAAATTGCGGCTAGATAGTTATTCTAAGTTATCGGCTCCCGGTTTTCAAGCAACAAATAACCTAAAGTAACTAAAATCGTGTTAACACCTCCGTTTTGCCGTACACGGCGCTGTTAACAAAACGCGCCTTGTAACCCACTACACTATAAGGAAAATATAGGCTGTTAACACGGTTAACACGTGTTAACACCATATTACACCGATTTTGAAAAAAACTTTATTATTAAAATACGTACTATAGTGTACACAGTGTTAACGATCTAAACAGACCAGCCATGACTCTTTCTGTCCCGGAAATCTTTTGCCAAAATTTTCTTTAGGTCCCGCATCCCGACGTGCAAAAGGGAGCGCGCTCGCGAGCTAGAGACACCTACCCCATCCGGTTTCTGTAGGTGATTTAAGCGGGTCATGTTGTCGCCAATCTTCTCTAAGGTCGCGTCCTCGAAAAAATACTCGCGCACCGCTTTCGCTTTGCGCGGATTCGCTTCAGCCAGTTTATCTAGTGCACCGTGGACCGTGGCGCGTGTTTCGTCTGCCAGCATCAGTGTTTCGGGCGTATCGTCTCCTGCCAGCATGGTAAATTCGTCCAGATTTAGCTCAAATTCCGCTTTATTTTTTTGCAAGGGGTTTTGCAGATGCTGTGGCGGAAACAGGTCCTCGGGCACACAATCGAGTGCTTCTGCAAGCTGCATCACGCCTGAGAGCCATTCTCCAGTTTTACGGCTCATGGGATAGCTTCTCAGGTTTAAAAATTCGCTGATGCGGGATGGATCGACGCCGCTTTTTTCGCTGAGAGCGACGTTGGTTTCGAAGCCCATTTCGCGCATTTTTCCATGCAGGTAGCCATTTTTGACGCGGACTTCTATTAAATAATCTTTTGCCATGGCTTATCCTCTCCTGTAGATTTACGGCGATACGAGCCGCGTCCCTTACGAGCGCGCACTATGCGCTGCTTGAGCGCCCTGGAGCGCAAGGCTCGGGCCACTGGATTTGTGCGTTTGAGCTTTCTCTTTTTCATTTTCATTGCGCTCCGCGTCAAATATCCCGTCCAGGTCAAGTTCAAGCTCTTTTTCGCAATACAGCGTGATAACGCTGCTCCAACCGTTTATTTTTATTTGTAGCACTTTGTAAGGATCGTCAGGTGTATCTACGAGTTCGGCCTTCAGCGAGAGCGTTTTGACGTTGTGTATTTGCAATTCCATTTGGATTCCCCTGTCATCCCGAAACCGGGACACAGGCCCACCAATCCGCTGCCATCAGGAGCGCTTGGGCCGTGCAGCTTGCTTCAGTGAGAAACCCGATGAACCAGTGGTCCTCGTCGCCGATTATGGTGATCAGGAGGTACATTTTTCATCTTCCTGTAAAAATGATTTGCATGGTGTAGCCAGAGCCGCCGCATATCCGGATCGTCGGCTTTTCGCGCGGCGCGGCGCACGGCTGCGAGTCTCTTCTCATTATCTTGTTTCATTCCCATAAATCCTTTTGTTGAGAGCCCGAAACCGGCAACATTACCGGCAACATTACCTGTTCATAATCAAATTTCGTTTTGAAGGCCTGTGATAAACTGTCCGAACTTACGCCGGTCTATCCGTATGTATTTCTCGCCAAATCGCAGAACTTCGGCGTTGTAGGTGTAGACCTTTTGAGGAACGGAGATGCGGCCATGGGCGAAGTCAATTCCGCGCTGCGTCGGTTGCCACATTCCGCTGTGTTTGACGGTTGGGTCTTGAGATTCTCGGCGCACAACGAGCCCCCACCAGCGGACGGTGGGCAGTTGGTTGGTGCGCGTCAGCCATTTTGGCGCGGTGTTTGGTACGTCGGTCCACTTGCGTCCTTTCCCGACGAGCCAAATCAAGGCGCGCGCCATGCTTGAATTAAAGTGGCGCGGGTAGATTTTGCCCCATCTGTCACAACATGGGCAGTAGCCGCCGTCGCCATTTATGGCGTAAAGCCAGTCCGCCTTCGCGTCTTCGAGCGTCTTCATTTCAAGTCCTCACAACGTAATCATGTTCGACGGCTCCGCTCGTTGGGTCGCCGACCATGCAGTGCTTGACCCAGGTTGTGTTTCCATTTTGGAAGCGGCGCACATGGCCGCGCCGGAGGTGGTAGCGGATCGGGGCAAAGTCTTTTTCCCTCGGGCCGGAGCGCCCCAAAGGCATCCGGTAGGGGGCAACGCGAACTGTTGTGTACTTTACTTTCTCCGGTTGCCCGCGCTGCTGCCGCTTCCGGTTAACCTTCTCCGGAGGATAAACCGTTTCCTTCGCCATTCCGGCGGCGTTCAACCTGCCTAGCATAACCATCGAGAACCGCACGGCATTTTGCGCGAAGTTCTCGTAAGTATCCGACATCGCAGCATCGCCGCTGTCTAGGCCCTCTATGTAGTCCATTTTATCCTTTCCAAAAATACGGATTGCTTCGTCCTGCACAACGAAGCCTACGACGGGTAGGGAAAAGTGCCCAGTGTGATCAATTGAACCGGTCCTCACGCCTACGGTAACTATGTTAATGGGGTGGTAGCCGTACCAGTTTGGTTGAAAAATCAACATGCCCATTTCCGCTCCTTTGGAAAGGGTAGACCCGAACTGTTGTGCCCAGGTTCCTTGCTTGGCCGAGGGGTATGGCAGTGTAGGCTCCATCCACTGGAAGAAGCATAGGGGATATGGCAGTTGCAAGAGGCCTAATTCAAACCCCTCTTTTGACGCTTCCGCTTCGGCCAAAGCTTCGGTATTTGCCGGGTCCCAGTCAATGTGCCCAAAGTCGAAAAATTGACATTTTAGGGCCTCTGAATTATCAAAAATTAAACTTTGGCGCGGCATCTCTTTTGTTAGAAGGTCGAAAAGGGTGATATCTAGCTCCGGCCTCTCCTCCTCAAAAGGGCGCTTCCAGTAGCCGTGGTGGATAACGGCTCCCCCCCTCACGGCAGGTGCCTCGACAGTGTTTCCGTCTTCGTCTTTATCGATTCGAAACCACACTTCGTTTTTAGCCAGTTCCTTGATCAGCTTGTCGGCTAACATCAGTGAAAGACCTCCCCCCTCGCTGTCCGCCATAGTCCTATATAGGACTATATTTTATATGCCCTGTCAACTTCTTATTGTCTCCAGTTTTATTGATTGTTGGACGGATAACTTTTAGAACAAAAGGGAAACGAGGCGGCGGCTTCACGGAGGGGGGGTCGTGAAGATTTATGGGCGGTCTTAGAACAAATGGGGAGCGGACTAATCTCTTAGTGCGGACGAAGTACGGAACTCAGTCAGTTGCTTGCAGCGCCTGCAAAGGCGGTTCCCGGACCATTCCGACTTAAAATCTTTCGCGCAGAACAGACATTTTCTTTTGGCCGGATTCGCGTTTCTTGATTGCGGCTTCTGAAAATATACTGGTTCGCGCCGCTTCCCTGCGCTGCTAGGCATACTCATTGTCTTTTCCCTAGTGACCCCTTATCCGCCAGCACCTGTTCGGCGCACTCGACGACATCGCCCGACGCTCCGATTATCGGCGGCTCCGCTTGCTCGATGAACTGCCATAACAACTCATGTAACTTGAGCACGTAGCCTTT